TTAGATGGCATTGGCAACCGTAGAATCGCTTGCATCCGAAACACGCCCCGACTTGTCCTGTTTAAGTTGTGTAATTGTCTGTTTGAGCATCCCTATTTCCTCTGCCATTTCTCGAATGGTGGAGTCTTTTTCCCTTAAAACATCCAGAAGCTCCCTAAAATTATTGTTAGCTGTTTCTGGAGGAGCTGTTTCCGTTACTACTGGTGTAATTTTTTCGGCTTCTATATCTTTTAAAAGAAAGTCGTCGATTGATATTCTAAAAAACTTAGATATTTCACATAACAAACTCAATTTAGGTTCTGTATTACCCAGTTCATAGTTTGACATTGTACCTTTTTTGATGCCCAGAAACTCAAATTCATCTAATTTAAGTCCCCTACTCTCCCTTAGATATCTAAGATTCTTAGAAAAAACGCTCATAAATCTAAATTATTTGGATTAATACTTTGTTGTCTAAGAAACTTAGACTATATTTGCCACGTGATTAAAGTTTAAACACGCCCCAAAGCTACAAAAAAGGCTTGAGGTAACAATGAGAATTTAAAAAGAAGCAAAATGGAAGTAAAATTTAAAAAGGGACAAAGTGTGAGAATCACCAAGAGAAATGGTGAGATCATTGATGGTATAGTTCGTGACTGGGATTATAACATTTGTACGTTCGTGCGGGAATATAATATCGATTATATGAAAAATGGTCAGGTTTGGACTGTAATATGTGTTCCGGAGGATGCGATAAAGGAGCTTTAATAATTTTCTCGGGCAGTTAGTTCAGCTGGTAGAACAAACTAAACTCCTATAATGGAGAGGTTATGGTCCGCGGTTCGAATCCGCGACTGCCCACTACGATAATTTAAATATTAGATAGTATGAAAGAACGAATAGTTGTAGAATACGGTGAGGTGAATAAAATTGCCGAACTGATGGGCTGTACAAACGTGATGGTGAGTCATGCGCTTGCCTTCCGTAAGAACAGCAAACTGGCCCGTTCCATTCGTAAGCTCGCCATTGAGCGCGGTGGATCCAAAGTAGGTGGTAATCCTCAAAATACAAGTAGCCATGAAAAATGATTTGATGACATTGTTCAGCGACCAGCTGCACTGGTTTGCTCGTCTGAAACGAAAACAGCGCTTTTGCGTGCTTTACTTCTGTATGAGTTTCGGGATCCTGCTCTCTATTTTTTTTATTAATCCGCTGCTGGAACTTCTCGTAGTGTTGAATTTCGGGATCTCCGTGCGGCTGCTGAAGAAGCATGTCCCTTTGAATGATTTAGAGGATTGATAATCAAGCTGGGAGATGGAATACTTTGATAATATATTGTGTGTAACTTACAAAGAGTTGCTGGATATAATGCCCAAAGGCACTTTGAATAGCCAGCTGTCCCGAGAAAAACTGGATGTCGTTTCCCGTGGCGGTGGTGAAAATAATCCGGCTCTGTATGCCTATTCCTCCCTTCCCGAGAAATACAAGAAACGTTGGGTTGAGCGTCATGGCGAACCCGAGAAACAAATGAGACAGGAAATGATCCGTAACATAGTGAAGAAAGACGAGAAGGCCGAGAACTTTTTCGAGGATTACCGTTACGACAAGAACGGTGAGATGGTCGCTCTTCCCGAGGATGTGAAGAAGGAATACACCTGGAACGCTTCGGTGCTGAACGCGTTGATGGAAGAGTTCAAACGCTTGAGTTCATCCAATAACAAGCTGACCGGTTTCCGCCGTAACCTTTGGGAACTTCTGCTTGTCACGAGTGAGGAATGGCGTCCGGTGTACGGGCACAGTCTTCCGGGCAGTGTGGGGCGTTTGAAAGCCCTGATAAACAAGTTCCGTCCCGACAACTACGGTGTGCTTGTGAGCGGTAAATACGGCAACAGCAACACGCTGAAGATCGAGGAGGACGGCGGGCGTTACCTTGTAGCATTGAAACGCAGCCGCGTTCCGGTTTATACTGACATGGAGATCTTCGAGGAGTACAACCGTGTCGCTCCGGAACGTGGCTGGAAGCCCCTGAAGAGTCCCCGCAGCCTCCGCGAATGGTTCAACAGCCCGCGTGTCGAACCTCTGTGGTACGATGCCGTTTATGGGGAAATGAAGGCACACCAGCGTTATGACCGCAAGCACCGGACCATCCTTCCGGGCCGTCGTGACAGCCTCTGGTATGGCGACGGCACGAAGCTGAACCTCTACTATCGTGACGAGAACGGAAACAAGTGCACTACAAGCGTGTACGAGGTGGTGGATGCCTATAGTGAAGTCCTGCTCGGTTATTACATCAGCGACAACGAGGACTATATCGCCCAGTACCATGCTTTCCGCATGGCTATCCAGACGAGCCGGCACAAACCCTACGAGATCGTGTGCGATAACCAGGGCGGTCATAAGAAGAACGCGGCGCTGGGCCTTTTCTCGAAGATCAGCCGTATCCACCGCCCGACAGCTCCGTATAATGGCGAATCTAAGACGATTGAGAACATTTTCTACCGCTTCCAGAGCCAGGTATTGAAGAAACGTTTCGGTTTCACCGGGCAGAATATTACGGCAAAGAGAGATACAAGCCGTCCGAATTTGGAATTCATCAACGCGAACATCGACTCCCTCCCCACATTGGAGGAACTGAAGGAACAGTATGCCGCCGCCCGTGAGCAGTGGAATTCAATGAAACACCCTGCCACCGGCATCTCCCGGATTGAGATGTACAATACCAGCGTGAACGAGGCTACCGATGCGGTAAGTGTGTCGGATATGGTGGAGATGTTCTGGTACACGACCGAGAAACCGTCGCTGTTCACCGCCAACGGTATCGAGATCACGGTACAGGGAAAGAAATACCCTTACGAGGTTTTCTCCGCCCCCGGTGAGCCTGATCTGGAATGGCGCCGACGTAACACCTACAAGAAGTTCTATGTCCAGTACGATCCTTATGACATGAGCAGCGTACGTCTGCTGTACAAGGATAAGGGCGGAGCGATGCGCTTTGAGTGTGTGGCTTCGTTCCCGCTGATGATCCACCGTGCCCAGCAGGAGCAGACGGAAGCCGAGAAACGTTTCATCCGCGCCCAGCAGGAGGCCGTCATCAACGAGCGTATAAACCGCCAGGTCGTTGCCAAGGACATCGAGTACGAACATGGTGTCGCACCGGAACAGAACGGTCTGCGTACCCCTGACCTGAAAGGTCTCGGAAAGGAGGCGCAACGCCAGATTGACCGTCGCACAAGAAAATACAGCCAGCCGGCCCGTCCTTCCATCGGCCGAGACATGAAAGTCATCAGCAACGTGACATGGGACAGCTTTGAGAAGAAGGAAGTGAGCATCCGCAAGGTGGTCGGGAAATTATAAGGAACAGATTTATAACAAGATAAAAAATATTGATTATGGAAATTACAATGAAAGAAAAGGACGCCATCAGTGAAAGCCTCCGGGCTTACGTGGCGAAATACCCGAGCCAGACGAAGGCTGCTGGCAGCCTGAAGGGGGTTAGTGTAGGTACTGTTAGCAATATCCTGAATGGCCGTTATGAGAATATCAGCGACGAGATGTTCCGTAATGTCGCCTCGCAGGTCGGTGGTGTAAGCGCTACCGGCTGGCAGATCGTGGAGACCGGTGCTTACCAGGAGATCACGGCTGTACTCTCCGATGCGCAGCGCTGGCGCAATGTTACCTGGGTGACCGGCGAGGCCGGTTGTGGCAAGAGTACCACCGCCCGTGTTTACCTCCAGGAGCATAAGGAGGTTTTCTATATCCTCTGCTCTGAGGACATGAAGAAAGGTGACTTTGTCCGCGAGATCGCCCGTACGGTCGGAATCCGGACCGAAGGGTATAATATCCGTGAGGTGTGGGGGCTTATATTGGATGACATCATCCAGATGGACGCGCCCCTGCTGGTGTTCGACGAGGCGGACAAGCTGACCGAACCGGTGTTCCACTATTTCATCAGCCTGTACAACAAGCTGGAGGAGAAATGCGGTGTCGTGTTCTTGAGTACCGATTATATTGCCAAGCGCATCAGCAACGGCTTGCGGTACCAGAAGCCCGGCTACAAGGAGTTCTACAGCCGTATCGGACGGAAATTTTATGAGTTGGAGCCTACGGACGTGAACGACGTGTTTGCGATCTGTTCCGCCAACGGTGTGACTGACAGGAAAGACATCGATAAGGTGATAAAGGAGGCTTCGACATGTGACTTTGATTTGCGGCGTGTGAGGAAGTCCATTCACAAGGTGAAACGCATGACGGGGGAATGACCCCCGTTCAAATACCGTTCAAACGTAATTTTAAGGATATGGAAAACAAATTTGAATACTTAAAGATCGACGGTCGCGAGCAGCTTCCCGCTCCCTGGAGCGATTACCCAGTCTTGAGGGAATACGAGACGGTGACCGTTTACCGGAATGGTCGCGACTACCTGGACGCCCTTGTGGGACAGCAGGACGGCTGGTGGGTTGCCGGCGTTCACATGGAGGTGGGCGGTTCCGGCGGTGGTTTCAACCCGGGACGTAAATGGGGACAGTTTGCCACCCGTGAGAATGCCCTTTTGTGGGCACTCGGCAGGATGCTCTGCCACGAGAAACTGCGGGGTGCCGCACGGCAGGCCGTACTTGACCGAATTGACAATATCCGACAACTAACACTGTTCTGACCATGGAAGAAGAGAAAAAGGATAATAAAAAAGCGGGCATGAGACGTGCCTTGAATGTCAGGGACATCCTGAACAAGAAGTATGACGTATTCCCTTTCGAAGGGAAATGGAAGGATGCCTTCGACACTCCGGAAGTCCGGGGCTGCTGGTTCGTGTGGGGCAACAGCGGTAACGGTAAGACCTCTTTCGTGATGCAGCTCTGCAAGGAACTTTGCAAGTATGACCGTGTGGCGTTCAACTCCCTGGAGGAAGGAACTTCTCTGACAGTCCAGAATAACCTGCGGCGCTTTGGTATGGCCGAGGTAAGCCGCCATTTGGCGTTCATCAAGGAGGACATCCCCACCTTGAAGATCAGGCTCCGGCGTCATAAGAGTTTCAACATCGTGATCATTGACAGCTTCCAATACACACAGATGACGTATCGTGACTATATCCAGCTGAAGGAGGAGTTTCCGGACAAGCTGTTTGTTTTCATCAGCCATGCCCGTGGCAAGAATCCTAAAGGTGATGCGGCCACGAGCGTGATGTATGATGCCGACCTGAAGATATGGGTAGAGGGCTACGTCGCCTTCAGTAAGGGACGTTATCAGGGGGCCACTGGTGAATACACAATCTGGGAGAAGGGCGCCTATGACTATTGGAATGTGGCGGGACCGAAACAGAAAGGAGGCCAGGCATGAGCAGGATAAAGAAACAGCTGGAGATTTGTCCTCCCGCCTATATGTGTAAGGGGCCTAACCGTGAGAACTTCGTCAGTACCGGCCACAAGTGTGGTTACTGCAAGGGCAACGGCTGGTTCTGGGGAACGGAAGAGGGCAGCCGCGAGGACGTGCATGTATCCTGCCCGGTGTGTGGCGGCAGCGGTGAGCTGGATGCGATTATAACAGTGGACTGGAAACCTTCAAGCAAGTGAGCCATGAGAAAGGAGTATTACAACTACGTTGTGAAGCTGCCCGTTCTGCTTCATGAACTGTTCCGCGGGAAGGTTGCCGACTATCATTTTTCCGACATGACGGTAGTGATGAACCACCTGGTGAAGTCCTACATCCGCATGACGGATGGTGGCAGGGTCTCCACGGCCACCCGGCGCATCCTCCTCTGCATGGATCGTATTCCGGACATGTCGTTCTTCTTCCGCCGTCAGGAGAAGTCGGTGCTGTTCTTCGAGATGGATCCGGCCGTTGCCGGCAGCCTGCAGCGTGCCATCATCGCTGGCGGCTGGGGCAACCGCCAGCGTCTTGTCGTCCGCCTGGTGTGCGCCTTCTGCTGCGGTGCCGGTGTGACATTGAACAACCTTTCGATGGAGCTTGCCTCCGAAGAGGTGTTCCGCCGTCCTGAAGGCTACCTCATACATACCTACGTGAGCAATTACCAGTACGTGTTCCTGAAGGAGACGGCCGCTGCCCAGCGCATGAGCGTGGAGGGTATGCTGACGGCTGCTGCTGAACTGCTGGTGGGAACGGATGACGAAGGTTCCGGATACCATATTCCGGAGAGTCTCGGCCGTATCGCTGACCGCGTGTTCGAGGTGAGGGGCAGCACGCTGAAGGACTTCCGCCGGCAGTGTCTGGTGAGCATCCGCACGAACACTATCGGTCCGGACCGTATCGCCTCCTTCATGGAAAAGCACGGCATCGCCTCCGCCCGTGAGTTCCTGCGCCGCGTGGTCCTCTTCTTTCTGGAGGCACGGTATCTGATTTACCGTAAGGAGGTAGAACTTGATGAGGATGACCTTCCGGAGGAGGAAGAGACGGATTGGGAGGAAACTATGTACAGCCAGTATCAAAAAAGAGATTTCGCGATTTCAACATATAATTATTAACCATTAAAATTTAACAGAAATGATTACAGAAAAACAGAAAGAGGCAGTAAAGGAACTCTGCCAATACGTGGATAACTTTTGTAAGGAAAACGATCTTAGTGCCTTTATGAGCGTTGCGGCCAGTGAGGACCATCCAGACGGGCTTGAGCAGATAGCCGGCTCAATCATTACCGGCAAGACTGAACATATTGTCGGCTCTATTTCCGGGGTTGTCAAAGCGAATAAGAATGTCTATATGCTGCTTTCCGTGGGACTTATGCAGGCCTACACGAGAAAGGCTGACATTAATACTATTCCGTTCGGTGAAAATTTGAATATGAACTGATGAATGCAGCATAAACAGCTATGAGTGAAAATAACAACAAGCAGAAACGTAAACGTGTCTGTCCGCATTGCGGCCGAAAGTTGTGGATGCGTGAGTTCTATCCGTTGAAGAATGGGGGACGGAGTTCCTGGTGTCATGAATGTGTGCTGGTGTACAAGCGTGAACAGTACCGCAAGCACCGGAAGGTTGCTGACGGTACTTTCATGCACCGGACACTGGGACGGCTCGTCGAGCATAAGGGATATTCCACCCGTATCTTTTGGAACGGTAATATGCTTTCCATCATGCGTCGCCACTATCACAATACCCTCAACCGGGAGCTGGCTGAAATGCTCGGTGTTTCCGAACGCAGCGTCACCCGGAAGGCCCGAGAGATGGGACTGGAAAAGGACAAAGGTTTTGTAGCCTCCCTTAGCCGGGAACATTTGTTGCTGGCAAACGCGAGAAGCAAGGAACTGGGATATCCGGGCGGCTTCACCAAGGGGATGAAGTTTCGGGGAAACCAGTACACCGGGAGGATAAGAGTTGAATAACATACAGCACGGTCAATATTATGAGTAAAAAAATGGTAATTGTGGTCACCGCAGTTGGTGTCCGTAAAGTAGTGGAAAAATGGCTCTGTGAGAATATGACTTGC